TGATTATTAAAACCTGGAGCAAAACCTAATTTTTGTAGCATATAACCTCATAATAATTAAAAGGCCCAGCTTACAAAAGAGTAACGGGTGCCTTTAGTTGCTTCTTTCACCTCATGTGGATACATGAAATTAGATGGAAACAATAGTATATCACCTGTTTTTAACTTAATTTTCTCTCCTCTGCAATAGAATTCAGAGCCTTCATAGTCTTCATTTAAGTTGGCTACAATAGACACTAATGGCACCCCCTTCATTTGACCATCAAATATACTATGTATATGATCATAATGCTCTCTCATCATAGTGCCAACAACATATCTATTAAAACGTATGGGACTAAACTTACTGAGCCATGGTCCTTGAGTCTTTTCTCCTGGCACACTATGCTTTTCTTGATACTCATTCAATGCTTTAATTAAATGCGGTGTTATCTTTGCTTGTTGTTCTTTAGTACAATTCATTACATCTAATTCTTTTGTAGGCTCAGAAGATGTTTCACCAGATGCATAATTATTCCAAGTGTGTTTTTTCCATATACCTTTATTACATTCATCTATTAATTCTTGACATAACTCTTTTGGTATGTGGTTTCCTACATATATGTAACTTTTAATTGTGCTCATTCATTAGTCTCCTTATATCTAAATGGGTTAGTGATTGTTCTGATCCTAATACATCAATACAAAATGTATTAAAAGATACACTAATTCTATCTTCATCACCCATGTTTATCGGTACGCTATGTTTTAATGAAGATGGAAATAATATCAATTCACCTGGTTTACAAGGTAGTAAAAAAGATTCTGAGTTTACGTGATTATATTTTTCAGGATCTAATTTCATACCATCTTGATTTGCTTTTGCAAATTGTATTGGTGGTAATTTTTCATTTATTTGAAAATACATTACACCAGACACTATACTATTTGGATGTATATGTTCATGGTGCTTGGACCCTTTTGGGTTTCTATTAGCCCAACATTGAGTAATCACTAATCTTTGTTTTGACTGCATTACATTCTTAGTAAATTTATCTACTGACTCTGATAAGAATGTTTTTATATTCTTAAATTCTTCACTACGTAATAAATACGAATCATCCGACCTATAGTTACCATTATTTTGTTGTTCACGATAACTAATAGTTTTTAAATATGCTAACTCCTCATCAATTGATTGTTCGTAAGGTACAATTAATAAAGGTGTTGGAAACAACTGTAATAATTCTTCTTTCATATATAGAATATTACTATATTTTATTAAGCTTGTAAACCACCATTTGAATCAGAACACGCAGCAAACCCACTTGATCCTTCGGTCATATCACCAAAGTCAGCTGCATTACCTGTTGAAGCAATTGTTATATATTGAATAGTATTTACATATCCTGGATTACCACCCATAAAACATCCTCTAACAGAAGTAGAAGAACCTTCTAGTTCGTCTAGAGTTGCGGTTAAATCTCCAAAGTCAGTCATGTTTCCAGTTGAAGCTATTGTTACATAAGCAATAACATTAATTTCACTTGGACCCGATACAAGTCCTCCACCCATAATACCTCTTACACTAGAAGCTAAACCACCTGATCGTGATGTAGCTGATAAACAATCTCCAAAATCTGTTGCGTCACCTGCTGAAGCAATTGTTATGTAATCAATAACATTACTAAAACTAGGTGTTTCACCACCTACAAAAAGACCTCTAACGGGACTTGAAAAACCAGAAGCATTAAATCTTGCAACAGTTAAATTTCCAAAATCAGTTGCATTACCATTTGTTGCCATTGTAATATAATCAATAGAATTATTAGTTGCACCAGGAGAAACATTAACACATCCGTTTACCCCTCTTGTAGTGCTGTTAAAACCAGCATTGTCTCTACCCGCTGTAATTAAATCTCCAAAATCATTTGCATTACCTTCACTAGCAAAATACACTTGTTGAATATAATTCATATAACCAGAAACAGCAGCTGAATTACCTCCTAATGAAAATGCTTTAATTAATGAAGCACATGATCCATTATCATCTGTAATTGTTAATAGATCTCCAAAGTCAGCTGCGTTACCAAAAGTATTAATATTATACATATCAATAGTAATTCTATCACCACCTGCTCTGTTACCACCTAACATCAATACTCTCCCTGATCCAGGCATATAGTTTACTGATGCACGTTGAGGGAATTGATCTGTTTGTGGTATACCACCATGACCATTACTTACACCAAAACATTGATGAAAAGTTGTTAGAGTATCACCAAAGTCTGTTGCATTACCTGTTGTTTGAATTGTAAACACATCTAAATTATTTGCATTACTTGGTGATTGTTGTCCTTGAATAGCTGATCGTACAGAATTAGAACAAGCAGACGCATCACCTGTTGCAGCTGTTAAGTCACCAAAATCTGTAGCGTTACCTGCTGTTGCAATAGTTATAAATTCTATGTCAGTCGATACTCCTGGTTCTGAACCACCTGCAAAACATATTCTAGTTGGATCTGAAGATTGACTAACACCCCATTTACTTGCAGATAAATCTCCAAAATCAACACAGTCTGCACTGTTGGCAATTGATTTTACACAAATAATATTACTAGCGGGATAAGCTCCAGCATTAAAATATCTTGTATTATTTCCACCACCACCTGTCCATACCAAATCATTTTGAGTAACATCACCAAAAGCTGCACCATTACCTTGTGATGCAATTGTAAAAACATCTAGCGTATCATTTGAAGATGCTTGAGCTCCTGCGATACCTCTTACATTATTAGAGTGACAAGTGTTTGTTGTTTGACCAGTTCTTCCTAAATCTCCAAAATTAACAAAGTTACCTGCATTAAATGGATTAGCAAAATCCATAGTATTTACATCACTAGGTGTAGCACCACCACATCTTATTGTTCTAGTTAATGCACCTGCTGCTGCACTTTTTTTAATTGATTCAGTTAAATCTCCAAAATCTGTTGAGTTACCATTTGTAGAAATATTAATTTGTTCTACTGTATTTGAGCTTGGATCACCACCACCATATAAACCAATGTTACCTGGTTCAATCCAAGTGTTAGCTCTTATCTGTTTATAAGCTTCTCGTGTATCCCAAATTTTTCCTGAATTAGACATTATGCTAAACCTCCATGACCGTTAGAATTTCCGCCACCACCTGCAGTAGTTGTATAAGTTAAATCACCAAAGTCTTGTGCGTTACCTGTAGAACCAATTGTTACATAGTCTATAGTGTTTACAGTAGAAGGGGATTGTCCGCCCATAAAAACACATCTAGTAGTATTAGATGCTCCGTTTAAAGCTTGTCTTGCCTGTGTTAAATCTCCAAAGTCTGTTGAATTACTAGTTGAAGCAATTGTAACATAAGTTATTGTATTAGTCACACTACCTGTATTTCCACCAGCAAATATGCCTCTTGTGCTGTTTGAATTTCCACTTAAATATTCTGTAGCAGCTGTAAGATCCCCAAAGTCTAAAGCATTACCTTGTGTAGTAAAAGTTATATAATCTATTACAGCTGTAGTAGAGGGTGTTTCCCCTCCTCCAATAAGCCCTCGTGTAGGTGATTGTGAGGGACCAGATTTTTTTATTGTTGTTGTTAGATCACCAAAATCTATACAATCACCAAGTGAGGATTGTATAAATTGTTGTATTGTATTAACTACAGCATTACTTGGATTTGAACCGCCTGCAAAAATTCCTTTAATGCTGTTACCAGTTGCAGTAACATCTCTTCGAGCTTCTGTTAAATTATTAAAATCAGAACAATTACCTTTAGATGCAAAGTTTACAGCCATTACTCTATCTGACCAACCTGATGGTTGTGCACCTCCTCCAAAAAAAGCTCTTGTTGTTCCTCCAACACAATTTATTCCATCAAAAGATGCAACAATTAAATCACCAAATTTTGTTGCATTACCCGTTGTAGATATTGTTAGATAATCTATGTTTGAAGTTGCTGGTGATTCTCCACCTGCCTGTAATGCTCTATCACCTGGTATGGTCATATTAGGTGGTATGTTAATTTCTCCACCCATACCCGAATGATTCGTACAATAAAAATATAAAACAAAAGGTGTAGAAGATGTAACTTCTATTTTAGTCCAAGCAGTTGCTGAACCTGGTGTACCTGTTGTTGTAACACCTGTCGTATATTCTGATGATCCTGCTGCATCTGCTTGTGTTGCAAATCTTAATGGGTGAGTCCCATTAGAACTATCATCTTGATTAAACTCGTATGTGTCTT